GTCTTAAATTGTAGCCATGCAGCTGCTTGATATTCCACGTCCGCTTTTAATCCGGAAAGCATCTTAAACTTTCCATTTCCGAAATGTGGTCGTTGTCCTGGCATTTTAATCTTATCCATATCTTAATTGCTCCTCTCTAATTTCATAATAAGCCTTTACCTTTGCAGCAGCTGACTCATCCAGCTTCTTCAAAGCGATGTAGCTTTTTTGGTTTTGCTTAAAAATAATGTTCATGCGTTCCACACTTTTTGCTTTATCGAAACTGTCGATAAACCATTGTGCGTTTCTCTCGACAGCGCTATCTCTGCTAAAATCACTATCATCACGCAAGGTTTCCAGGATATCTGCCTCCTCTGGATCTTCTTTCGGTGGATCCTTTGGTTTTTCTTCAGCTGCTTTTTTCTCAGCTTTATTTAATTCAATCGTTGCATCCTTTAATTGAGCCACCTCGATCTCGAAATCGCTGGCAAATTCACCGCCATGCAAGCCAAGATTGGCAAGTGCTCGACCTATTGCAGAGGTTTCGCCGTTCTCGATCGCTGACGTTTTGTTTACACCAACGCCGCCGCGTATTTCTTCAGCTATGCCGGTCGCTACCGGTCGATCTGAGTTAGGCGGATAGACTTCTGCAACAATAATCACGCGCTTTGCATCGTCTACTGTTACTCTGGTGTTTACGGAATAGTCCGGAAAATGCTTTCTAAATACTTCAATGCGTACTGCAACAGTTGTGTATTTTTTATTTCCTCGTACAACAATTCCCTCTTTATTAAGTTCGCGAACTTCTTTCATTGCAGCTTGCAGCTGATCTTTCATTTAAAACTCCTCTTAGCTAATTCGATTAATTCTGGTTGTAGGTTCCAGGCAAACATGTGATCCCACTCTGGGTCCAGCGATCGAAAGAGATCCTCCTGGTTGTCTGCCTTTTTTAATAAATGCTCGGTAGTTTGATGATGCCTAGACATCTGCTGCACAATTCGATCAAGGTTCTCGTCACTTAATTCCGGAGAGTTGTCCTGGTCGAAAATTCTATATTCTTTATGATTGGCGCAAACAAGGAACGGCGGCTGCTGTCCATTAAGCGCCCAAAAGCCAGCAATCTGATAAAGCCAGCTTTTCTCAAACATGCCGGATAAATTTTTCGGAACGTAAGAAGATTTCTTTAAGCTGCTCCATTTGGTTTTCAGATCTCCACGTCTTGCATAGTCCGGTCTGGTTTGGTGCGGCAATTCACAACCTGGCAACTTATCTTCGAGCGTAATTTCTCCGATATATTTGTTCTCTCTTGCCATCGCTTTCTCTAATCCCTCGACCGAGTTCTTGATTACGTCGCCAATTATCGTTTTGTAGACCTCGACAAGCATTTCGTCTTGTTCACCGACGTTTTCCCCTAAAAAATAGCGACTTTGGAAAAATAGACCCTCAGATTTCGCCCTGGACACCGCTTCGTCGAGTTTCATGGGTTCTGATCCATCAATATTTAACACGCTGTCTACAGCCTTTTGAACGGCAATTCCGGCGATGGCGCTTGGACCGGTTGCTCGATTGGGGTTTAATAACTCCCATTGCTCTTTATCGCTTAAAAAGAGGTCAGATAACAGCGGTCGGAGCACAATTTTCTCCCACAGCTTTTTTCCTCTCGGTGCTGTCATTGGATTACTATGGTGATAGTAATTAAATCGTAGTGCGTACTCTGGTGTCAGCTGCGGCAGCGGCATGTTTATCTCCCTGGTACGCGCCGCTGTAATTCTGAGTCATATTAAAACAAGGAAATGCGGCGCGTTCTGAAAGATAACAATAATTGTTATTAAGGGTCAACACCTAAATCAAGGTATTGATCGAAATCATCAATTAATGATCTGTAATTATTTCAAACCCCTCTGCCTCTGGATCGTACAGCATCAATCGAGTTGGTGTTGCCCAATTCAATTCTGCCTTTGAGTAGGTGCTGGCGAAATCCGGATAAGACACAGCTTTTTTCTCCGGTTTGTCTTTCATTTGCTCAACAACATTCTGCATACGTCGCACAGTATAAGTAGAGAAATCAGCATTTTCAAAAACGAATCCAACGACAATTGCGCTTTTACCTTTTTGTCCATCAAAATCCTTGATTGAAATGATCGAGGGATGACCCATAGCTTTATCGTGAACATAATTCTTGATGATCGGTTTTTTGGGAACAACGCATATTGCTCTTTGTTTCCTGGAGAACCAATTAGGCACAAAAATGGCAGCATGATTTTCAGTAAAGTTATAAGGACCAGCTAAATAAAGGCGCTTTGATTCGTCCTCGCCAAAGAGTTCAGTTATCCCAGCTGTCGATGTTTCACCAATAATCGGACACATCGAGCGCTTGAATAATATTTCTTCGGGAGAGCAGTTTAGGATTCTGCCGTATTTTATCGCATCATCAATCGAGATCTTCTGTCGTCCGTTTAGATGGCGGCTGACAGTTTCCGGCGCAAACCCCATTTGTTTAGCGATTTCTACACCGCTAAGATTAGCTTTCTTCGCTAAGTTTTTTAGGTTTGATACGCTTTGTACTTCCGACATATGCTCCAAATCCACTTCACAATTATAATATCCGTCGTTCATGCTTACCTCCTTAAAAAAAGAGGTGGAGCGCTAGGTGGATTTCCGTATCTGGTGCTAAAGCCATGACCAGAACTTTTGTTGTCGTACAGCAATCGACTAATACCGGTCATTTGTTGTTCGCTTTGCCTAAAAGCGCAGTTATAAAACGCTTTAACGCATCCATGTAAAAATCCGTTACCCCTAGTAAACGAATACTTCCTAAAATTGTTCCGACTTGCCTCTATCTCTATGTCGAAACAATATTCCTTATACTTTAAATCGTACTGCATATCTAATCCTCCCAAGTCAATATGTCAATCTAGTTATGTAACAAAAAGTGTTACGTTGAGATCGAGAGTATATACCTTAATCTATGCTGTCAAATAATTTAATCCAAGATAATAAAACTATTGCAGAAATATTCATTGTAACTTAATCTGTTAAATCAAGAAACTTGATCCAAACATTGATCGGATTACGTTAGGAAACCTTGATGGTGCAACGCAGAAAACTTGATAGCAAACTTGATATTAAAATTGGAAAATAAATGAAATTAGAAGATTGGCGAAAAGAAAGAGGGTTAACGTATAAGCAGCTGGCTGAGAAGTTATCGGCTCCTGGTGCTGGTGTTGTTCATCGATGGTGTTTGCATCCTCGTCATCCAGGATATGCCAGGCACGTTAAACCTAACCAGGAATATATGCGCCGGATCAAGATTGCAACAAATGGCGCTGTGCAGCCTAACGATTTCTTTATGGATGATTTATGATCCCATTTCCTAACAAGAAATATAATATTATTTATGCTGATCCTCCCTGGAGTTTTAACAGTTCTATATATCAAGATGGTGGCAGAAATTTTGATAAAAAAATAGAGGATCATTATCAAACAATGTCTTTAAAAGATATTAAAGGTTTGCCAGTTAAAGATATAGCTGACGGAGATTGTATTTTATTTATTTGGACTACTGATAGTCATTTACCAGAGGCTTTAGAGGTTATTAAAAGTTGGAATTTTAAATTTAAAACAATAGGCTTTACTTGGATCAAACAATATAAATCTGGCTCATACTGTTATAACTTTGGAGCTTATACTCTTAAATCAAGTGAAATATGTTTGATTGCTTTAAAAGGTAAATTAAAAAATATTAAAAAATCTAATAATGTAAAAGGTTTAGTTTTTTCTGAAAGAACAAAGCACTCAAAAAAACCAGATTGTGTAAGAGATAGGATAGTTGAGCTTTGTCGTGATCTACCACGCATTGAATTATTTGCGAGGGATAAAAACATATTTTCTCAAGGCTGGGATGTGTGGGGTAACGAGGTATGACAGAGGCGCAGCTGCAAAACCTGGTAGCTGATTATCTGCGTGTGGCATTGCCGGAGGGGTCTCTTTTTCATCACTCGCCAAACGAGGGGAAATCGCATGTGTCCTGGAGAATGAAACAAAAGAAAGCTGGAATGCGTGCTGGTATGCCGGATCTTGAGATCTTTTGTCCAGGGGTCCAGCCAATATTTATTGAATTAAAGGTGGGTCGAAACACGTTATCGGTTCATCAAAACGAAACGCTGCAACTTTTAGCGAACCTGGGATACACGACAGCTGTATGCAAATCGCTCGATGAGGTTATCCAGGTATTAGGAACAGTAGTGCAGCTGAAAAATCATTCACAGACGGATGCTTATCTTACACAAATGAGGAGGAATGTTTATGGAGAATAATTTAGAAATTGCCAGGGAGTATTTTCACTACCGAATAAGCCAGGGGTGGGGATTGCTGCGGATCGCGCAGTTCCACCGGATCCCAGCTGTCTATGAAAGCTGCTATACGGAACCACAAATCATTGATTGGCTAGCGAGGTATTATGAACAATTCAGAGATCGATAAGTATTTTACCGGTAGATTTGGTCGTTTGCTGGCGAGAAGAAACGGCGGATTTTGGTATAGGTTATGGCTAAGAGTATATGGTTTCTCACGTTGATCTTTGCTCCGGTATTGGCGGTTTTAGTCTTGGCTTTCGATGGGCTGGCTTATCTGAAAACCCTTATCTGCTTTGTGATTTTGAACCCTGGTGTCGTGATATTCTCAGAAAAAACTTTCCGGGTGTACCGATTGCCGATGATGTTAAGGAGATAGCAAGTGACCCAGCAAGATTTATTCCCGGAGATATCCCAAGACCCTATATCCTCACAGCCGGTTATCCGTGTCAGCCCTTTTCGCAAGCCGGTAGGAGGCTCGGAAAAGAGGATCCTCGCCACATCTATCCGTACATCTCTTCAATTGTGTCATTCACGCGACCCGATGTTGTCGTTTTCGAAAACGTTTATGGGCATGTTTCTCTTGGATTGGATGAGGTATTACATGACCTGGAAGCCAAAGACTACGATGCAAGGACGTTTGTATTTCCAAGCGCAG